GCCGTTGCGGTCAAAGTATGGGTTAAACCGACACCAACATTAGTTAAAAAGAGGGGAACCGGAATATCTTTAAGTGCAGATTCTGCAGAGGTTGAAAGTCCAATGGTTGATTCGCTGTATTTTATTACATATACTGTTGAGGGGAGTTTATCTGTTGAACCAATTCCACTAATTGATGTAGTTTTAATACCAATTGGTAAAACATCATAAGAGTATGTGAGTTTTTCGCCGTTCGTGAAAAAGTGATTTTCTAACTGTAGGACATTTGATGCTATATTTACGACAGTTGAACTGCTGCCAACAAAACTTCTATTGAAAATTGAGTTGGTATTATATTTTAAGTCAAATTGTCTAGTAATACCATCAAAACTTGGACTAATATTGTCAATAGTTAAAACTCTATTGCCAACTGTTTCTGCATAATCTTGAAGTATTCTATTATTAAAATAAACTTGGTTTGAACCCAGGTTTGAATCTATTAGATAATTGTTTTCAGTAACAATGTCATAATCTTCAATGCAATTTAAATCAACTTCTGAGTCGTTAAAAATTACGATACTAGTTAATGACTCGGTTTCAGATGAGCCGATTCCGATTAAATTTTCAGATTCAACCACGAGGTCACTGAATTTCTTGAACCCCGCAATATGATTTAGACTGCTAACCGCATTATTCCAAGTCTGATAGTCAACTTTTGATTTTAACGAATATGCAAAAGAGTTATAATAATTATTGTCTTGAATTCTTTGAAACTCGTTATCAAGGAAACCCTTTTCCGTATTCCAGCCCTTTTTAACTATGGAAGAAGACTTAATATTATAGCGAGATTTAAAATCATATATTGCTGAAATCTTACCTTGAGAGCGAGAATCCGAACCAACAATCAATAACCCAGATGTAAATTGATCCGTTGTGGATATGGTCAGGAGTTCATTATCACTATTCCAAAACTGCACAATTCCTTCTAGACCATCTGCCACTACAACTTCATCTATTAAAAATAAATTCTTAGAAAGTTCTGTGGTAAATCGCGGGAAGAACTTTTCTGGTACTACAGAACCAGAAGAAACAGCAGAATTGTAAACACCAGGATATTCGGTGAAACTTAATTTGTTGGCAAGATTATATGTTATGGAGCCATTAGAGCCACCGATATTTGGGTTGATGCTGGTAACAGTAAATCTGGAGTAGTCATAAGAAGATGAATTATACCCTTTGGCTGAAGCATCAGTTACAATTGATACGTTTTCAACTAAAACTTTATCCCCAACAACAAAGGGAAAATCTTCAATATTGCTATAACTTGAAGTGAGGACTAGAGTGACATCTTTAGTCGTATCGTTGAAAGAAATTGAGTTAATACCAATTGCATTTGAGTTATTTGTTGGTATAATAATAGGCTGAACGTTATTAATACCTTTGCTGTTTTTAACAATTTGAACTTCAGAATCGCCAAGTTGATATCTTAAATCAACATCGGGAACCTGCTTTAGAGTTAGACCATCTAATAGGACTAAAGTTGGAGCAAAAATATAATTTTCTCCGGTTGAAATAATGGAAATTGTTTTTAGTGAAGTCTGTGGAACAACTTTAAGAACTACTGGAGTTTGGGTTAAAGGTGTAAGTGTTAAATCTGCTGGATAATCAAAACCAATGTTATTAATATTAACTCGGTTTACTGCACCAATAGACCTACTAATTATCTCAAAAATTGCGTTCTTTCCTTGGTCGGTTATAACTGAACTAATTCCCGGTAAGAATTTATAGTTACTTCCGCCTGAAGTAACTCGTATAGTGTTAATAGGACCTGTTGCAGTTTTAGATGTTGTGGTGTATATTACTCTATTGGTATATCCGCCAACTTCTGGGAATGCATCAACAATATATGTAAATGATGTTGAACCGACGCCGCTAATTGCATACGTTCCAGAATAACCGCTATCAACATAATTGAGAGTATTGTATTTTGCAGTATTTTCTGTATCAATAATAACTTGCTTATTTTTTCTAGGAGTTAACTTATAATATAACTGATTTGGTAAAGTTTCATCATAGTTTAAAGTTACAGTTGCATCTATATCTACACCAATGCGTCCAGATTTAATTACATTAAATTCTGGCCCACTAAAAGTTGTTTCAAATTTATTGATAAATTGTCTATCAGTATAAAAATCAAAATCAAAAGCCGGAATTAATTGCGAACCATCGGCATCTGACAAACTTGAGTCTGAAAGGTCAAAAATTGTAGAATTATTTTTTACAACATTTATGCTAGGATTTACTTCTGAAATTGTTCCGTATGAAGCATTAGAAAGAGAAATGATAATGGGCTCATTCAAAGATGCATTATAATAAGAATTAGAAAGACTTATCGCATTAGAATTTAATACAACGACGTAATAAATTGAATTATTACTTAATCCAGCAGTTGGAACTAATGAAGTATGAAGAACCTTTTGACCAGTAAAATAATTATGACTAGGAATTTGGATTGTTTCAGTTACTACATTAACATCTGCTCCAACAAAATCTCTTGGATTTACAAGTAGCCTTAGTGTCGGTTGATTATAAACAATTTTGATAGTTTTTGCGGAACTCGGCGTGGCTGAAACTGTAACTAAATCTCCAACACTAAGTTCTGAACTAGTGACCGGAAAAATTGATACTAAATTCTTATCTACTTGACCAATAGTTGAATTATACGATGTTATAATGCTATGTTTTTTACCAGTCCCATTAACATTAAAGTAAAGAATCTTTGCGGCACTCGTGGTATTATAGCCAACAAAGTTTCCAGTAGAACCTACCCCAACTTTTTCTGTGGATAAACCAACAAAATCATTTGAATACCTAACAGCATAAACTGTAGTATTATCGCTCAGTAGAGAAGTGGTAATACCATTCGTTGATATGGTAATTTCAGTACCACCATTCATTTTGTAGGTTAATTCTTCACCAGTTTTTAGATTATGTTCTGGAATGTAAATTGATTTTGTTGTAACAAAAACACTAGTAGGGCCAACACCTGGACTAGAAAAGGTTATCGTGCTCCCCAAGCCAATCCCAATAGATTCTAGTGGGTTAAAATAAAGTTCCCTATTGCGGTAAGAATTGTTAAAGTCTTGAATCTCTGCATTGACAAAGAATTTTCTTGGGACTTCCCTTATTGTTGCACCAACAGTATGATAAGTTCCGGCAGTGCCACCATATGCTCGCTCTACAAAAAGTCTTGATGCTTGTTTATCAATGTTTAGGACTTTTACTTTTTCGCTGTCAATTTGTAAAATATCATTTTCGCTGAGACCTGGAAAATCTAAGTTTCCATATAGATTAATATAAGTTACAATTCCGGTGATTCCTGAGACATTAACATCGGTGTTTAATGTATATTTTTGACTTAAGACCGATGCCCTAAAAGATTTCTGTAGATTGAATTTATTGTAATTTAAATTTTTGATGGAGATGATATCTCCATTTTCAATATTGTGTGGTAGACTACTAATTCCAATTACACCGTATGTTGAATTTGGAATAAATTCAACATTGAAAACTGTTGTTGAACCTACACTGATGCCGTTAACGTCTTTTCCTTTAACAGAAGAAACTTCTGCTGTTGCATTGATACCGCCTGAAGTTTTGCTTTCAAAAATTAACTTATCTTTAACTTTATAGCCAATTCCTCCCGCCGTGACTAAAACTTCTTCAACTGAGCCGGTTAAAGTGCTGGTTATGGTAGAGGTTTGGTCGTATGTGCTAAATGGAGATAAAAGATATTTATAAAAACTACTTTCAGATTTTAACTTGAAAGGGCTTGTATTTCTTAGCCAACCAGTTTTATTTAAATCTAATGCATCTTGGTTTGAATAATAATTAAAGTTAAAGGGAGTGGGTTTAGATTTATAAGAATTACCAATAAGATAAGGAAACACCGGTTTAAAATAATTTTTAAATGGGCCAGTGCTTTCAACTCCTTGGTCTGAAATTGTGGCAAAATATGCATAAGTTCCATTGGGAAAATCTGGAGTGACGCAATATCTGCCATTATGTTCATCTAAGTCGCCAGAATTAGTAAATTCATAATCTTCAACAAAAATACCAGCAGGATAAAGTGACGCACTTGGGCGACCTCCCTTAAGTGCTAACCCATAACTACTCTGTAGTATTTTTACTGCTCCAGATGTTTTGTATTCATAACCATAAGGACCGTAAATTGGATTTCCATCATAAGCCCAGCCAATAATGGGTGAATGTGAATCTGAAAGGGTTTCCTTATTATAAGAATCTAGGATTAAGTCTGGACGATAGGTTAAGTTATTTGACACATATTTGCTGCTTTGCAGCATTTGACGCAATTTCCTAGGAGCATACCCATGAGCATACTCTAAACCTAAATCTGAACGAGTTCCCCTTGTTATAATACCATCATCAACTGTAATTTGATTAGTTTGTAATAAACGTTCAATCCAATTAATATTCCAAGATTTTGTATTAGTTCTCAACTCTGCACTTGAACCTGCCGCAACTACAGTTAGTGTTGTATTTTTTTGTTCATAACCATATCCCGAATTAATAATATTAACACTTCTCAATTCGCCATTGGTAATAATTGGCGTTAATACTGCACCATTACCGGCACCACTGATTATAATATCTGGTGGTGAATTATATCCTGAACCAGAGTTAATAATAAGAACTTCGGCAATTTTTCCATTTGATATAATTGCCTGTATCAGGGCATCTTTTCCGCTACTAATATTGATGTTTGGTTGACGATTATAGTTGATGATATTCTCTTGACCATAATTTTGGCCGCCATCTTCTATAAAAACGTTATTAATCTTTCCTCTGAAGATTGGTTGTATATTTGCCATTAGTTGGCGGTCCCTCTAATTAAATGCAATGATATATCTCCAATATTATATATCTCAATATTAGAACAGTTTTTAATGCTATAAAATATGGGCAACATTGCTGTAATTTTTGGGTTAGTTTAATTCTCTATCAAATTAGCTCAACTCTCTACGCAAGCGCATGTTGACCGTGATAAACCCTTTTTGATCAGTGAGATAATTTGTAGTAGGCGTATAATATGGATCGCTGCTAAGGTCAACAATCATTGACGGGACATCGCCTGGGAGGGTTTGAGCTGTTTGGTTTAAATAAGAGCCACTGAGAGGAAGAACTATATTAGTCTCATCAATTTGTTGTGGCGAGGGCTCAGCGCCCCAAGTTGACGCTACAACATAATCATCGTATTTATTAAGAACAGGGCCATTAACTATGTCATACCAGCAAAAATATTCAGAATCTTGGAACGGTTCGGTTGTGTAGAAATTTCTGCTCCAGATAAGTTCGGGAGCAAAAGGATCTGTGAAATTCCAGATACCAACTGAATGGTCATCAGTCGTTTGTTGATTATTTGGCTTGAAAATTCCTAGCCCAACAAGCGTTCTATCGTACTCCGTAACGAAGTGATAACCAAGAACATATGGGGAATCGTTAAGCAAACGAGCGGTTGGAATCCCAACGAAGGCGATAGCTTCACCTGTTTCAAAAGATGGTCCAGGTGGTTCCGGTGGTGGGGGTTCTGTGGTAGGCGATGAACACAAATCAATAACCCCTTCAATAGTAACCTTAATTGGCTCGTAGTTAAAGAAATGCTTACCTGAACCAGATGAGGTAAAATCAATATATTGTTGGGAATTTAAGTAAAAATCTTTGCTCGTTAAAACTCCAACATTTGCTACTTGTGAAAGTTTGAAATTATTTTCATCAACTTCAGTTACATAATAAGAAACATTAGTTTGTATTCCTACAATTGGTGTTTGAGTATAAGACTCGTAAATGATAAGTTCTCCAGTTTTAAAGCCGTGCCCAATAAAATTGATTGTATCAGATGAAATATTAATTCCAGAAGAATTAACAGAAATTCTACGATTTGTATAACCTTCACCGGGATTTGTTACCACAATTGAAGAAATTTTCATTTTCGGTTCATATGAAACCAACTTGTGAATACCAAATCCTGTTACACTAAGACTTATTGCATTTGAATTGGAAACTGAGTCTTCATAAGTTTTATATAGTTTAACTTCATTTGGGCTTACTCTTGAAATGTAGTATTCCGAATCTGTTGTAATTCCTGTTACATAAGAATAACCATCTGGGACAAATATCACCTTTTCGTAATTAGAAAAACTGTGGCAGGTTGCAAATCCGATAATATTACCAGAAATATTTCCGGTATTGAATGTTGCAGAGTGCTCAAAAAGACCAACTTCAGGTTTCGCCTTTGCTCCTACACCATTGCCACCGGTTATTGTTATTGTTGGTTCTCCGTTAACAATTAAATTTGAATTTAGTAGTCTAATCTCTTTAAGTTCGCCCACAATTTCGGGGTTTACTTTTGCTCCAGAACCTTGCTTATCTGTAATTTCAATTAAAGGTGGATTGATAATATCATAATCATCGCCAGGAGACACTACATCAACGGATTCTATTGGTCCATAGAAAACAGAATTTTGAGATTTATAATTTAAAATTTCAACGCCATTTAAAAGAATACCAGTGTTGCCAATTGGTGTTGGTTCAACAACCTTTCTATCTAAAGGCTGCGAAATTTTTCTTATTAACTTTTGATTTGTTAGAGTTTTACCGGCAAAATCATTGTACTCTAAAGTATTATTGGTTACTGTCCCAGAAACAGTTAAATATTTTCCGTCCAGGAGATTAGACCGACTTGTTGCTAATGAAAAGGAGTTATTGTCTACTTTTTTAATATAATATGTTCCTTTGGGTATGCCTAGATTATTAACAGAAGGATAGTCATATAAGACGACATCGCCAGATAAAAATCCGTGATTTGTATAATTTAAAATTTGCCCTGAAAATGTACCGGACAATACAAGTCCGCGAGAAGATACTTCTAGAGGCTGCTGAAAGTAAAATGGTAAAGACGGAGACGCAACAAAAATGTTTTCATCTGAGTCTTCGTAAACGTTCTGGACGTTAGCGGAGTAAATTTCTACGTTTTTAAAATTATTTGATGAGACTTGAGAGATATTCTTCTCAACATAATCAATTGTTGAAAGAGTTAGTGTGCCTTGTCCTTGAACTGTAAAATTTGTAAAATTTACTTTTGAATAAACATCCGTGGTTATTATTGTTCCATTAGTTAAAACTATATTTAAAGAATCTCCAACGGAAAAAATGTTATCATCAAAAGTTTCAATTTGATATTTTGATGATAATGCATCAATAAGTGTAACACTCTTAACATTGTATGAAATTGGAATATTATAAATCCAATTTTTTGAACTAACAGAAGTGCTAAGTTTACCTAAAGTTTTTGGCTTAATAGAATCTCCTACTATTAGATTATATGCTGCATCAAGTTCTTCAAATTCACCGATAACGCCAGTTACTCTAACTGCAACAATATTATTTTTATCAGAACCACTATAACCATAAGCAAAAGCATTAACTCTAACTGATTCTCCGGCTTCTAAATCTACAAGAATTCCGCTACAACCAAAAAACTGTGTTAAAGATTTTGAATCATATTGAATTAAAGTGGAATCAGCTAAAACAAGAAATCCGCTAGAGGGAAATCCCACAGTAGAATCTACGCTAATTGTATCAGAATCCGCAATAACTTTTTTAGTTATTCTGGTCTTAGGGTGAATAGAAAATTCACCAAAAACAGAACCAGCAACGTCAATATCTTTATTGAAATCGTAATCAAGACTTATGATATAATAATCACCACCGTTGCGGAATATTTTTTCAACCTTACTGATTGAACCGCTTGCTTTCGGAAATTGGTCGGTATTATCTTGAAATAATGTTCTATTTTCCAACAATAGGGGGTCGCCAAAAAGAGCCTCCACAACAAGGTCCTTTGATACCCTATATTCTGCTGCAGAAGGCGTAAATAGATAATCTCTTGGTTTAATTACTTCTACCTTTTCTCCATAAAGAGCCCCGAAAAGAATTTCAAAAGATTTGTCTGTTCCCTTTACTGAGTAGAAGTCTTTTGATTTCTCAATGAATAATGTTTGGTTTACATCTGCATCAAATTCTCTTCCTTCAAATCCTGGAATATATTGCTTCTTGAGTTTATCTAGAAATTTATTAAGAAAAAGTATACTAAGATTTTCTACAACTGCACCACTTAGATGGCTATCAGATTCACTTGTAGAAAATTCTAATTGTGAATTGGAGATTCCACTAAATCCCCTGACACAATCAACAAAAGAAGTTTCAGTTTTTGATGTATATGTAATAATTTCAGAACCAATCTTTAATAGACCATAAGAATCTGGAAATCCATCTGTGGATTCAACAAAGATATCAGTATCTGAAAATGAAATATCTGCAGAAAGGGTCGTATTTTCTACAAGACGGGTTAAATTTTGAAGTTTTGTATGATTAGAAAGATTGGAAATTAAGTCAAAAGAAGCCCCAGGATATTCCCCCGAAATATAATACTGCTTGATAAACTCCACCAGAAGTGGAGATTCCTGCCGCATAAATTCGGGAAATTGATTCTCAATAATAGAACTTATCTTAACTGTCATATTTAACGTATTATAGTTTTATCAGAATAACTTGATGAGGTAATGTATGTAGTACCGGAAATATCACCTCCAGACGAAATATCATCTGAAACCATATTAATGACTGATTTGCTTATATCCATCTGCAGATACAAATCTTGTAATCCGATAACATCATTAGAGGAAGGAGATGCGGAGATTTCAACAAAATTTTGACTATCTTTAATTATAGATGTTGATAGAATATTGATTGAACTGATTTTTATTTCACCCTTTGAATAATCAATGGTCCCAACATTACTGCGAACTATGATTGGTGTTGTGGTAAGAGTAAATAAAACTAATGTTCCGGTATAACCATCGGTTGGAATATCTGTTAGATAAACTGTATCGGCTATACCACTTACTTTAAAACCTGAAGACTTGATATTGTAGCCCTTTGAGTCTTTAATATGAAACGGATTACCAAAGCAAATTTCATAATTTGCAAAGGTGTTTATAAGGGCCTTTAAATCACGACGAATTTGAATGTTTGTTATGTTTGATGTTATGGATGCCTGGCTATCATCAATAAGTTTCTGGAACTTGCTATACTTAAATCTGGCACCATATCTGTTTAGTTCGTGAGAATCTGCATATGTTTGTATATTATCAGAAACAGTGCTCTTAACTTGTTCAACAGAAGATGTAAGATTTGGATTATAGTAAACGTTTGTAACATATTCAATGAACAGATATTTCAGGTCAATGATTTCTGGCACAATCCCAGATACTGCATAGCGCCTTAGTTTGCGTTTGAGATTATCTTTGATGCTATTTGGAACAAAGTTACCATAGAAAGGTTTAATTGTGATGAATACCTTTCCATATTGTGGAGGGGTTAGTGTTTCACCGCCGTATGCCGAAACACTCTCCGCTTCTGGATATATTCTAGGAATAACAGCCTCATAGTCTTCTGGTGTAACACATCTGCCTTGAGCCGAATAGTTTTTTGGTGCCAGGGTTTTGATTGAACTGATACTCTCTATTTCTTTACCGCCACTAGAGGAAATATTAGTCGTTAATAGTGAAACACCAGACGTAACTGCATTATTGTTATTATCTACAATTCTACCAATAAAGGAGAAGGAAGAAACCCCGTTGGCTTCCTTTTGGTTTGTTACAACATAAGACACTTCAATAAAATTTTGGTCTTGAAGTGCTACTCCAAAGATTCCATCGCCAAAAATTAACTCATATCTTTGGTCCTCAACTTCTTGAACAAAGAAAATTTTAGAAGTTGATGTAACATTGAATAAATTATCAGCAAATGTGAACTTATTGCTCTTAGATGAAATTCTACTATCTCTTACTGTAACTGTTATTGTTGAAGTATCAATATTCGGGTTATCTAAAATGTATCGTTGTGGAGGTGCAGGGTTGATTCCTGCGACTGTAAAGTTATCAACAACAAATGAGCCTTCAACAATCTCTACGCTCTCAAAATATGCAATATCGTTGACAACTGGAACTGTAATATCACTAGAGATAGAAAAAGCATAAGATTCGTTGCCAAATGCCGAAGAAGAACAAACAAGTCCTTTCTTCAGTGTTATTGAAACGGGACGATAAGAATATGAAGAAGTATCAACAAAGAATGAAATATTTGCCCGTGCTGCGGTTGCACTTCTAGGAAGATAGCCGATTTCTCTTGCTGCCGATACAACGTTTTCTCTTAGTGTTGCACTATCAAGAAAAACCTCATTAGATAACATATTGCCAATGAAGGCATTAGTATAGGTATTATATGCAAGAACATCAAGAATAACTGAAAGGTTGGAGCCCTCAAAGTCATAATCTGTAAAATTA